CCGCGGCCGTTCATTAAGACGGCTATCGAAAAAGCCGCTGACGCCGCAATCGAGGCGGCGGCTGACGTGCTCGAGAATTACATCGAAAAATCCGCGGTGCAACTAAAATACCTTTTAAGCTGACGGGAGTGTGAAAAGTGAAGCAGGAATACGGCCTTAAGAAGTTTTACGTCTCGCGCATCAAGTCGGAGCCAGAAAAATCTTTGCCCGTATATGAGACCGGCATGATGCTCGAGGAGCTGGCGAAGGCGACGGTCAACCTAACGTTTGTCAAAGGCGAGTCGTACGGCGACAACAAAAAGTTCGAGACACCGAGCGAGTTTTCGTCCGGCACGTGCACGATAGAGACGCTCGGTATGACCGCGGCGCAGGAAAGCTACATATACGGCTCGCGCCTCGAGGAGGGCACGCTGGTGCGCCGCGGAAACGACCAGCCGCCGCTCGTGGGATTCGCATTTTACACCACGCTTTACAGCGACAAGACCAAGAAGACCACCTACGAGGCGCACTTTTTCCCGAAAGCCTCGGCGGTGCCCGGCAACGACGACTACTCGACCAAGGGAAGCTCCATCACCCTGAAAAACAAGCAGACGACCTTCAACCTATTCCTCGCGAACAACGACGCGTACGAGATAAAAAAGGAGTTCGATAGCGAATCCGACGCCGATGCGTACTGCCGGTCGGTGTTGAACATCGGCGAGTATTACGAGATTAACATCGTCGTCTCGGGCAGCGGCAAGGTGACGCCGAAAGGGACGGCGTACGCCGCCGCGGGCGAGGATTTTGTAATGGCTATCGAGGGCGCGCCGGCGAAAGTGTACGACAACGGGGCCGACGTCACATCGTCTGTAGCCGGCGGGCAGTACGTCATCGCCGGCGTCGACGGTCCGCACAACATCGCAGTGATATTCGCGTAACCGGGCGGGGGGATTGTTCCCCCTGCCTTTATTGTAGGAGGTTTTATGGTACGCGGGGTTGAGTCCGTTTTATGCGGGCGGCCGGTGACGCTGGTGCTCGCCGGGCGCGTGTATTTTCTTTTGACCGAAAAATACGGCAATATCGCCGACCTTACCGAGCGGGTACGCGCGGAGACGGCGGACTCGGTCGAGCTGACGTTTGACGTCGCGCGCCTACTCGCCGAGCAGGGCGAGCTTATCCGCCGCAAGCTCGGCTACGAGCCACGCGAGCTGCCTACCCAGGACGAAATCGAAGAGGCAGCGCTGACGGTGGACCCGCTTACGCTGGTTAAGCTGAAAAAGGACGTCAACGCGGCGATTTACGTTGGCATGAGCCGCGAGTTTTTGCCTGAGAAAATTGACCTCGCGCTGGTGGAGCTCGAAAAAAAAACGGGCGAGGGCTAAACAGGGTCGACTACGCGCTAATTGCGCTGACCTGCGGGCTTTCGCTTGATGAAGCGATGGACGAGGCGCCGGGTTTTGTACTCGACCTATACCACCGCTACTGCGAGATTCACGGCTTGGCAAGGGAGGAGGATGATTAAGCTTGGCTGAGCGCGTCATAGGCGTGCGGCTGGCCATTGAGGGCGAGAGCGAGTTTCGGCAGAAGGTAAAGCGCGTAAGCGAAGAGATAAAAGTGCTTACGTCGAGCCTCGACGCCGCGGCAGAAAAATACAAAGACAACGCGGACAGCGCCGAGGCGCTGCGCGAAAAGCTCATGGTGCTCTCCGACCTTTACGCCAAACAGCAGGAGAAGGTAAAGACCGTTTCCGACGCGCTCGAGAACGCCCGCGCTGCGGTAAGCAAGTATAGGCAAATCCAAGCCGAGCTCGAGGACGCGCTCGCGAAAAACAACGCGGCGCTGGAGAATCTTGACATGTCAGCCGAGGGCGCAGCGGAGGAGCATGAGCGGCTGGCTGAAAAGGCTGCGATGCTCACCATGGAGCTTGAGAAAAACCGGGGCTACCTTGAGGCGGCTGAGTCCGGCGTGCGGCAATGGGAGCGGCAGCTGAACCAGGCAAACCGCGAGCTTTACGCGACCGAAAACCAGCTCGCCGAGACCAACGCGCGGCTCGAGCAGGCAGAAGTGAAGACGAAGAAAACCGCCGACGCGTTTGAGGCGCTCGCGCAGGCGCTTGTCGCGGCGGGCGTCGTCAAGCTGCTCGGCGAGGCAAAAGAGGCGCTGAAGGCGTGCGCGGACGCCGCTATCTCGTTCGAGTCGGCGATAACCGGCGTGTACAAGACCGTCGACGGCACGCCGGAGCAGCTGGCGAAGCTGACCGAGGACATACGCAAGATGGCGCTCGAGATACCGCTCGCGGTCGAGGAGATCGCCAGCATTGCAGAGGCTGCGGGCCAGCTTGGCATCGCGACTGAAAACATAGCGCCGTTTACCCGCGTCATCGCTATGCTCTCGAGCTCGACGAACCTCACGGTCGAGTCGGCGTCGGAGTCGCTCGCGAAATTCGCGAACATCACCGGGCTCAGCGCCAAGGAGTACGACAAACTCGGCGCGGCGATAGTCGAGCTCGGCAACAACTTCGCTACGACCGAAAGCGACATCCTCAATATGGCTATGCGCATCGCGTCAGCCGGCACGCAGGTAGGGCTGACCGTCGATGAGATAGTTGGGTTTGCTGCGGCGCTTTCGTCGCTCGGACTTGAAGCCGAGATGGGCGGCACGGCATTCTCCACCGCGATTAAGCAGATGCAGATAGCCGCCGAGACCGGAAGCGAGAAGCTCGACAAGTTCGCCGAGATCGCGGGCATGACGCGCGAGGAGTTCGTCAAGCTCTGGGGCGCCGACACCGCTGGCGCCATAACGGCGTTTATCAAGGGCCTTGGCAACGTCGAGGGCGCGGGCAAGTCTACTATACGCATGCTCGAGGACGTCGGGCTCAAAGGCGTGCGGGTGTCCGACACCTGGTCGCGCCTGTCACTCAACGCGGAGCTCCTCTCCGACGCGCTCGATATGTCAAGCCGCGCGTTCGAGGAAAACACCGCGCTCGTCGAGGAGGCATCGAAGCGGTATGAGACGACCGAAAGCAAGATAATCCTCTGCAAGAACGCGGCAAACGACCTCGCTATCGAGGTGGGCAACATCCTAAAGCCCGCGATTGAGAATTTCGCCGAGTTTGGCAAAGACGCGTTCGAGTGGGCTACCGATTTCGTACGCGACCATCCCGAGATATCGACGGCGATAATGGCTGTTGCGACCGCTCTCGGTACTTTCGTTGCGGGCGCCGCGGGCCTTTCGGCGGCGATTAAAGCTATCGAGCTGCTCTCCGGTGCGCTGGCGGGCCTGTCGCCGGCGGGCGCCATCGCCGTCGGCATTGGCGCGCTGGTCGCAGGGCTTGTAGCGTTCGCAGAGCTTCAGCCCGAGGCGGCGTCGGAGTCGCTCGCGAAAAGCTGGAAGTCGCTGTCGGAAGAAGTAGAGCGCTCGAAAGCGGCTTTTGAGGAGTCGAAGGCCGGGATTGAGCAGAACCGGGAAGTTACCGAAAAGCTGATAGATAGGCTGTCCGACCTCGCCGAGAAAGAAAGACGCACGGCTGAGGAAAAGCTTGAGATAAAGCGCATCGTCGAGCAGCTGAACGCTCTCGTGCCCGACTTAAACCTCGCCTACGACGAGTTTACTGACACGATTACCCGCAACGGCGAGGCGATTGAAAGCCTCCGGCAGTCGCTTTCTGACCTCGCAAAGGAACGCTATCTGCAGTCGGAAATCGAAATCCTCACCGAGCGCTCTATTGAGCTGCTCCGAGAGGAGGCAGAAATCACAAAGCGGCTCAATGAGGCTAAGGAAGAGCACGCGCGAATACAAGAGGAGCTCAAAAACTCGTATAACGACTCCGAGCTCGTCTGGAACAAGCACACCGGCATAATCGGCTCGTTTACCACGAAGACGAGGTTTTTAAACGACGAGTCGAAAGCTCTTGAAAAGACGATACGCGAGCTTGAGGACGCTCTGGCGGGCAACGCATCAGAGCAGGAAAAGCTCAACAAAAGATATGACGAGCTTCTAAAGGAGTCTGAAAAACTCAAGGGCGCGACCGAGGAGCTCGCGGGCGCTTTCGACGAGTCGCAGGCTGCGGTTGAGGAGTTCAACGCCCTGCTTGAGACCACCCGGGCTCGGTACGAGGAGCTCTACGAAGAGGCGCGCAAGAACATCGACAGCCAGGTCGGGCTGTGGGACGAGTTTGTCGCCGAAGTCGAAAACGACGTGGGGCAGCTCGTCGAGATATGGCAAAAGCAGGCCGAGAACCTACGCGACTACAGCGACAACCTCCGGCGCGCGGTCGAGCTCGGCGTCGACGAGGGGCTTGTCAAACAGTGGTCGGACGGCTCGGCGGAGTCGGCAGCCTATGTCGAGCAGTTCATGAAAAAGGTCGACGGGCTGATAGCGCAGGAGGGCGAGATAGGCCCGAAGACCCGGCAGTATATCGACGAGTTTAACCAGGCTTACAGGCTGACGCAACAGGCGAAAGACTACTTCGCGCTGACGGTAGCCGACCTCGAGAGCGGGTATAACAAGCTGCAAAAGCAAGCCGAAGAGGCGGCGAAAAACACGGTAAAGGGCATAAACGACGTGCTTGAAGAGGTGCCCGCGGAGATGCAGAGGCAGGGCGTGCGCGCGGTGCAGAGTTTTATCGACGGCATAAACAGCCAGTCCTACGCGGTCGCGCACGCGGCTGAAAACTTGCGGCGCTCTCTCATGATGGGGCTTGGAGGCTTTATGGGCGTGCCGCTGCCGATTATGCCCGGCGTGCCTGTTCCGTTAGATGCCGCAAAACAAGCGGGCAAAAACACCGCCAAGGGGTACGCGCAAGGGATTGAAATCGGGCTCGACGCTATTGCGGGTGCGGCGGAGTCGATGGCGCGTATGCCGGTTGATACGGTCAAAAAGGCGCAGGACATGCGCTCGCCGTCGCGCGTGATGATGATGCTTGGCGAGTACACGGTCGACGGCTACGTGCTCGGCATAAAGGAAAAGCTCGGCGAGCTTCGCGAAATATCAAGGCTTATCGCGCAAACGGCGGCAGAGGCTGTTGGCGGGAGCATGTACGAAAGGCTAACCGCGCTTGCCGCCATTCCCCGCCTTATCGTGCGGAATGATTACTCAGAACTTATCGCTGCCATACGCGCGCTTGAGAAGCCGGCGGTTTACACCACCAACGCGCCGGTGCTGAATTTCTACACGAACGCAAACTTAAGCCCATATGAGGTGGCGCGCAAAGTGCGGCGGGAGCTGGAGGCGATGGCGAGATATGCCCGAGCTTAGCCCGCAGCTGAGTTTTACGCTTGAGATTGGCGGCAAAACCCTTAAACTCGGCCGCGGCTCGGTCTACCGCTGGCTGTCGTATAGCGGCATCGAGGCGTCCGATATACAGCTTGATACTGTCGAGCGCGCGCAGCTGCCCGGCGCGTTTGTGCAGTCGCGACGTGTGGGCCCCCGTACGATAACTATTACCTTCAGCGTCTCGGACAAAAAGCGGACCGAGGAGCTGCGCCCGTGGCTGATTTCGTTTTTTAATCCATACAAGCCCGGGCGTCTCAAAGTGACAAGGAGCGGGGTGACAAGGGTTATCGATTTTTGGATTGCTGGCCAGCCGGAGTTTGTCCAGCCCAACATCCATGACGACCATTTGCATGTGACGGTCGAACTGCTCTGCCCCGACCCGTTCTTCCGCGACGAGGAGGAGACGGTTTATGTGTACAACAAGCTTGTGCCGCTTTTAACCTTCCCGTTTAACACTTTCAAAGGTGCAGGTATCTCTGCTGGCATTTGGCGCGACGAGTTTGTAGCCACGCTGAAAAACGACGGCGACGTCCCGACCGGTATTCACTGCACGCTTTACATTGAGGATTTTGTGATAAACCCGAAAATCTCGCTTGACGACAAATTCATCCGCGTGCTCGCGTCATTAAATAGGGGCGACGTGGTTGAAATCGTCACCGAGGCGGGAAACAAGACGATACTCATCAACGGCGAGGCGCGCCACCTTTACGATTTGCGTTCGGTGTTCTTTGAGATACCCGTCGGGCAAAGCCGGCTTGAGATTTCAGCCGACGACGGCGCCGAGCATATGACTGCGCGCTTCGCCTTCGCCCGCAGGTGGCTGGGAGTGTGATTTTGCGATGACGGTCATTTTTCTTGACCCGGAGTTTAACCCGCTCAGCGCGCCGATTGACGACTTCCGCTCGCTCGTTTGGACTCGCAACTACTTCGAGCATGATACCTTTTCGCTGGTGTTGAGCGGCGGCTATTTCGTCGTGGCTCGACATGCGCGCTATTTGTGGGCGGTTGACACCGGCAGGCTGGGGCTGGTGCTCGGCGTGCGGTACAGCGACGAAGGCGGCAGGCGCGAGCTGGTTGTGACCGGCAAAGGCGCCGAGGCGCTGCTCGACTTAAGATGCACGCTGCACACGACGACGCTGGCAGGCGAGCTTGAGCCGGCGCTGCGAGATCTGTTAATAAGGCACGCCCTAACCGGCGAGCGCGCGCTGCCGGGCGTTGTGCTTGACGCGCCAGCGGGGTTTAACCAGCCGATAAGAAAGCAGGTCACCGGCAAGCCTTTGGGCGAGATCATGTACGAGACGCTTATGCCGTTTGGGCTCTCGTACTACGTGCGGTTTGACCCTGACGAAAAAAAGATATTCTTTGGGCTGTGGTCCGGCAAGGACCGCACTCAGTCGCAGTCACAAAACACTTTCTCGGTGTTTTCCTCGTCGTTTGGCAATCTCCTCACCACCGAATACGTTTACGACCGCGAGGGCTACTACAACTTCGCATATGTAGCGGGCGAGGAGACCGGAGCGAATCGGGTAATAGTCGAGGTTGACCAAGGCCCCGTAGGCGAGGAGCGGCGAGAGGTCTTTATCGACGCTCGAGACTTGCGGAGCGAGTATACCGACGAAAATGGCAAAAAAAGAACGCTCTCCGCGAATGAATACCGGGAGGTGCTCAGACAGCGCGGGATTGAGAAGCTCGCGGAGATGAACTACAAAGAGAGCGTCAACGCCGAAGTGGACGTCGGCGTGCTCAGGTACGGCGTAGATTTCGACCTCGGCGATATTTGCGAAATTGTCAACAGTGACATAAGCCTTACCTGGACGGCGCGCATCACTTCTATAGACGAGGTGTTCGAAAGCGACAAAATGCGTGTGGTGCCACGTTTTGGGGAGAAAATCAACTTTATCGACGTTATCAAAAGAGAGGTGCTAAGGTAATGGCGATGCGTTCGGGCTTTTTTGACTCGACCGAAGTGGTCGAAACGGTCGGCGGCTTCCCGCGCGGAAACAAAGCGGAGACTGCCGACTTTTTTGCCGCGTATTTTGCTAGTTTTGTAGGCAACGGCGTGCACATAAACCCGCCCGACAGCTTTAAGGTCAGCCCGGTTTCCGGGCTTACAGTCCGCATTGCGCCGGGCAGGTGCTTCATAAACGGCTACTTCGGCTGGGATAGTGAGCCCGAGGAGCACACGTTCGAACCGGATGTGGTTGCGCACTCCTATTGGCTTGTGCTTAGGCTCGACCTTGACGGCGGCTCGATTAAGAAGGTCTGGCTAACCGACCCGGCGCCAGGCGAGCTGCCGGTCCGCGAGGGCGATATATATGACCTTGTCGTAGCTCGGGTTGACGTCGGGGCGGGGGTCAGCGCGATTACCGAGATGATGATAACCGACTACAGAGACAACGCTGAACTTTGCGGGCGCGTCAAGTCACTCGTCGACGGGATTGGGCAGAACGTGGCGTACGCCGACGTCGCGGGCACGCTCGCCGAAGGTGCTATGGCGCAGCTTGTGCAGCGCGCCGGCAGCATTATGACCGGCCCGCTTACTCTGCATGGCGACCCGGCAAGCCCGCTGCACGCAGCCACGAAGCAGTATGTCGACAGCCGCGCGCCTCGGCTTGTCGAGCTTTGCAGGTACACTTCATCTGGCACCTTCAGGCCAAGCGAATATCCCTCGGTCGGCAACCGTTACCTTATCATGCTGCTCGGTGCTGGAGGGGGCGGCTATCAAGACTCAAACGGCAAATGGTGGTCGCCTGGCGGCAGCGCAGGCGGTTTGCTGTTTGTAGACTTCTACTACCCGCCAAACTCGCCTATAACATCCTTCCCCGTTATAGTCGGCGCAGGAGCGTCGGGGTCAGACGGCGGCTCCACTTCATTTTGGGGGTTCAGCGTACCCGGCGGCAACAAAGCGTGGGGCACTAACAAGCCGGGCGCTGGCGTGTCGGTCGCGGGCTTTACAAGCGAGTCCGGGCAGCTAAACTCGGGCGGCAACAGCTTATACGGCGCCGGCGCGACCGATACAACCTCGGCGGGCTACGGTGGGGGCGGCAACTATGACAAGCCCGGCGGCAACGGGCTTTGTATTATTTACGGCTATGTCGCATAAGGGGGCGGTAGCGTGATTGTCG